AAAAAAATAATGGGAGTATTTAGTTTTGTAAAACCAGGTAAAAAAGTATTTGATACTATTACAAGTGTTAGTCCAAATGTTCCAAAAACAAAAAAAGAAAAACTTTTAAGTGATTTAAAAATTTTAAAACAAAATACAAAAGCCTCTGGTGCAAAATTAAACCAAACTTTATTTGAAAGTAAAAACAAAGCTTTTAAAGGAGATGATTTTACTTTTGCAACTAACACTAAAAAAACTCTATCAAATACTGAAAAACAAAAATTAAAAAAAGCTAAAGGTGGCAGAGTAGGTTTAAAACGTGGAACTAGTTTAATGCCTAAGAAAAAATCAAATATTCAAAAAATAAAAGAAACTTTTGGTCCAAGACAAAGTCAAGCTAAAAATTTAAAATCAGTAGATAAAAAGAAAAATCCAGGTTTAGCAAAATTACCAATCGAAGTTAGAAACAAAATGGGTTATGCTGCTAAAGGTGGTAGAGCTATGTTAAAAACAGGAAGTAAGTTTCCTGATTTAAACAAAGATGGTAAAATTACAAAAGCTGATATCCTAATGGGTAGAGGTGTTATTAAAAAAAATAAAAAGAAGGTAATCTAATGGCAAAGTTATGTCCAAGAGGTAAAGCGGCAGCGAAGCGAAAATTTAAAGTGTATCCATCGGCCTATGCCAATATGTACGCATCAGCAGTATGTTCAGGTAAAGTTACACCAGGTGGCAAAAAGAAAAGAAAAAAAGCTATGGGTGGTGGAATGATAGACATGACTAGAATGAAATATTTAACAGGAGGACAAGTATAATGGCTGAAACTAAAGGAGATTTTTTTAGAAAAAAAATTAAAGAACTAAAAGAAGAAGAAAAACAAAAACCTAAAATGAGTGAAAAGAAAAAAGTAGTTCCTAAAGGACCTATTAAAGGATTAGATAATATGCAGAACTTTGATAGAAGTTTAAAAAATTTAGAAAAAGATATTAGATTTCCTAGAATTGAAAAACCAAAACTGCAAGCTCCAGATAGAGAACCAATGCAACCATTAGCTAAAGGTGGAAGAGCAATGTACAAATCTGGTACAAGAGGTTGTAAGTTAGCGATGAAAGGCAAAGGAAGAGCTTACGGAAAGAACTCGTAATGAGATATCTAAAAAGAGGACAAGTATAATGGCTGAATCGAAATACATTAAAAAAAAATCAGAAGAAGACCAAACACAACAAGCAGGTCCTACTGCAGGTAAAACACCAAAAGCAACGGCAGGACCACCACCACCAAAAAAAACTGATGGTATTCAAATTATTATCATAGGCGAAGATGGAAAACAAAAAACAGGAACTTTATCAAAGGGTGGTAAAATAAATTTTGCAAAAGGTGGAAGAGCTGGATTCAGAATGGGTAGTAAATGTAAGTTAGCCATAAAAGGCAAAGGA